GTCAAATGAACAATGTTTCTCCAAATCAATTTTTTAACAATTTACTAAAATCTTATTTCGATGGCTGAATTTAATCTGGCTTTTCCAAAGCTTATAAAATGGGCAATAAATCAGAATCAGTATACTGAGTCTGAAAAAGATGCAATGGCAGGTTATGTTGATATTCCTGTTGTTGATATACAACCTTTAATACAGCATTTACAAGCATTAGAACAAGATGGTTCTAAACATGAAAGCAGACCTGTATGGAATTTTGACAAGAAAGAAAATGAACAACTTCCTACTGTACGTTTAAAATTTAAAGGACGTATAGGTAAAGATGGTACTGGTGGATTTGGTAACTTCAATCCGCAAAAAATCAATGTTCAACCTGTAAACGAAGAAATACCTTTCTAAAAGATGAGGCAATGGTTTAAGCTTGGTTTTCCATGTAAGTCCTCAATTTATTATGCAACCAAAACCAAGTAAATATTTTGTTGAAGATCCTAATTTAAAAGTTAGATTTAAAATTATTAATGGTGTGCGTCATTGGCTCACACCTCCTCCTCCTAATTATGAAAGATGAAAAGAGATGAAAAATCTTCTTACAAAAAACTTGAATTTTTAAAAGAAAACAGAAAAAAAAACCTAGTAAAATTATTACTCGATGTAGAACTTCGTGGTGTGGATCATAAGATCCATATAACTAAAGATTCTAGAGCAGACCTAACAGTATATGATGGGAACTGGGTCAATGACCATATCAGGACTGCTATTGTTAAACATAACTATGAAATCAATAAGATACCAAAATTACAAATAAAGGATTTCAGTATTAAAGAGATTAGGGAATACGAAAGATCTTCTTTATCTGACGGCCAATAGTTTTCTTTCTTTTAAGTTTTTCCTGTTTCATTTCTTTTATTGCTATTAAAGCTTCCAGTTCTGCTAGACGACCCAACATTCCTGCTAGGAATAAATCCTGTCTCATCTGATGTCTTATTAGATGAGTGCAATATCTTTTTACGTTATCAAAATCATCACTCTTCATTACTTCTCTACATCGCATCTCAACAGATAGCTCTAGTTCTGGTGTAGGAGTTTCAAAATCTATGTTAAAGAAAGTATCGTTGCTCATTTTACTGGAAAAAGCTTTTCTTCAATCATCTTTACTATTGCATCATCAACATCATTATCAGATTTGGAAACCAAATCCTTTAAAAGATATAAGGCAGCTTTGCGTAGAGATTCACTTCTACCAAATTTGATGAACAATCCAATAAAAAACTTTGACATAATGTTTTGTGTTCTTTCCCAAACATATCAATAATCTAAGGTTTTGCATATATCCAACCAGTAATTATATATTTTGGAACTTTAGAAGTATATCCTCTATGAACATAATTCCATGTAGCAGGAAAGAATACTATATTTCCGCATTTAGGTTGTACTTTCGTTCCATCAATAAATTCTGTCCAGCCTCCATTCTCTTTTTTTACGGTATTTAAATACCAAATATATGTAAATATTCTTGACCATCCCTCAACCATGCACCAATCGTGATGCCAATGATAATAACCATTTGGATCGTACTTTTGTATTTTATAACCTGTGTCTTTTATTTCGTAATTATGGTTTGGATGTAACTTCCAGCCATCACCTTCTGTATATTTATTACAAACATCTTCTAGATAAGCTTGATATTCGTCTAAAGCTACTTGCAGCTTTTCATATAAAAAACTATCTTCTTCTGCCCAATCTGGATTATTTGTTATCCCAGCATCCATTGTAACTTTTAACGATGGATCAACCCTTGGATTGTTTTGATCTACTTTACCTTCACTTCTTAAAGGATTTACTTCAAATTTATCAATAGCTTTTTTACAAAAAATTCTAGGTAATGATTTTTGCTTTACCCAGATTAGATCACTAAACATTTGTTGTAATTGCTCTCAGTACTTTACGAGTTGCGTTTATTTGTTTATTATGACAGAAAAACTTATGGAAGAAAAGGACAAGAAAGGCCCACTAAAAAAACTGAAAGAAACCATTGAGGACAAGGAAGAACAACTTGCATTTATTTCAGTTGTGGTTCGTTTGGTGGTTGTCGGCTGGA